ACGATGCGTGCGTTCTGGCGGAACACGCCGAATGTGTCACGCAGCGTGATGAGGCTGTTCTCAAACTCGTCGGGGACGAGGTAGCCGCCTGCGCTGTTGACGTTCTCGGTGTGGCCCTTGGTCACGAGGATGTCGTGATCCGCGCACCACTGGGCCGACTTGGTCGAACCCATGCAGGCGAGCGCCCAGCGGCCGAAGCGGTACGCCTCGTCCACGCTCTTGAGGCCACGGAGCCGACCGTAGACCTTGGGGGACTCGACCTTGACGGACGCCTTGGACGATGGCTTGACGGACTTGCGCTCGGCCTGGATGGCTGCGCGGACCTCCGCTGCGATGCTCTTGCCCATGTCCTCCTTGGGCTTGTCCTCGCCGTCCATCTCGTCAGTCTCGATCTCTGCCTGGGGCAGGCTGATCGTGACATCCACGTCCTCGACGGGGTTGCCGTCCATGTCCACGACCATGACGTCCTGCATGTACAGCGCCTTGGCCTTTGCGTAGCCAGCAGCGCCCTTCTGATTTGCGAGGGCTTGCAGGTTCTTCTGCAACTCCTCAACGGTGACCTTCTTCATTGGAAATGCTCCCTAAATGGGGGTGTTGGTGTCTGGGATGAAACGTGCGGCGCAGGTCATCTGTTCGGCGTTAGCCACCAGCCCGACCAACCGATAGCACAACACTAGGCAGGCAGAAAGCAGCGCGAGCCGCCCGTAGGCGGCTGCGCCGAAAGGAGAGAGTCTGCGGGTTCAGTCCGCGTAGATGCTGCCGCGTGCGCGCAGGATCTCGTCACGGACGATGGTCTTGGCCTGAAGCGTTCCCACTGGAGGCACGACCACATTGATGCGGTAGCGGTACGGGCGCTCCACTGCCTTGGCCGCTGGCGCAGGCTTGGGCGCTGCGGCAGGCTTCGCGTCCGGCACGAAATTGACGCCGAATCCCTTGACGGCATCGGCGCTGACCAGCCCCTTGCGGACAGCCGTCACGATGGCGTCCTGATTGGCTGGGATGCTGACCACGCTGACCTCCAGCAGTTTCCACTTGCCGTACACCCGCCTGCATCCGCTGCCGTACTTCTCCATGTCAGCCTTGCTGGCCGGACGCGCCTCGGTCCCCATGAAGCCGATGGACATGGTGTTGAGCGCGCCGAACTCCATCAGGCTGGCGACGGTGTCTGGGAACCACTCGCCTTCGTGGTTTGCCGGACGGGGAGCCAAGGCAAACTCGGCTTCGATGCTGCGTTCCTTGCGCGCCATCTTCAGCATCTTCCCGATTGGCTTCTGGACGTCATGCTCGTACAGCAGCACGGGGTTGCGCTCGTAGTCGCGGCTGTGCATGCCGCTCGGCACGACCACCTCGCCGTCGCGGTCCACGCTGTCGGTGGTGATCGTCGCCACGAACGTGGACGGCTTGCCTGCTGCCTTGCGGATGGATGCCTGTAGGTGCTTGCTGTTCATTCCAGTACCTGCGGGTCAATGGTGGCGATGGTGTCGCAGCGGCAGTTGGGGTGCAGCGGCGGCCCGTCCACATTACGGTAGGTCAGTCGCATCGTGCCTCCCCGCGTGCCTGTCAGCGTGTGCGGGATGACGTAGAACGGCTGGTCTAGCGGGATCGTCTTCTGCCCGTACTCGCGTGCGGCAGCCTCGCAGAACTCGCATGCGTCCGGCGACAGGAGCCAACGCTTGCCCTGCACCACGCCCGTGTCCTTCCATGCCTCAATCCGGCCCTCGGTGTAGGCGTAGGCGCTCTCGGTCCTGGCAATCATCTGTGCGCGCTCTGGCGACATGCCGCCAGCGGCTGCGATCTGGTCTGCAATCTCGTCGGTGGTCAGCCCAGCATCCACGCCGTCAGCCACGATGGCGCTGATTCGGTTGGCGACATCCTCCGACACGCTGGTGGCAAGCCGTGTGGCGCTGTTCTGCGCAGCGCGCACGGCGAGCGGATTGGCGTCACCGAAGGCAACCATCTCCTGAACCACTGGCAGGCGCTGCGGCAGCGCCTCAAGGGCTGCGCGTGCGCCTGCGTCGGCCATCGTCTGTGCGTAGGGCTGGGAGATCGCCTGCACCTCCTTGGCAAGGTCTGCGCGCATGGCGTCCATGCGCTCGCGGACCCGGCGCTTCAGGTCAGCCTGCGTGCCTGTCCATTCCTCCACGATGCTGCGCGCCTCGTCGGCTGGCAACTGCACGGCAATGCCCAGTTCCCTCATGTACGCCTGGAGCGCCCGCGCCTCCACATCGCGCAGCGGCTCGTCCAGCGCCTTCGTCCTGATGCGCTGCCCGTCCGCCGTGAACGGAAGCCACGGCATCTCGGCGTCAGGGTCGATGCACCGCGCCGCAGGCGAGCGCGCCAGCGCCTTCGCCGCACGCAGGATGATGCGCTCGCGGCTGCACATCAGGGAGCGGCTTGCGCCTCCTGATACGCAGCCACCACCTCGGGCGTATGCACGGCAGCGCAGATCGCCTGCACCTTGGCATCCTCGCCGCTGTAGTCATCGCCGGGGGCCACGACATGACGATGGAAGGACTGTGACAGAACCTGCCCGTCCTCCATGATGCGAGTTGCGGTGCGCACCTGAACGCATCCGTTCTCTAGAACCTCGGTCTTGTCAACGACGGTGATCTTGGTAAGCATGTGTTGCTCCTGTTGTGTCCACCAGCATCATCTGATGCTGGTACTAGGCGACCTGATAAGAACCAGTGATTCCGTAGCGGCCAGTCTTCCCCTCTGCTGAAGTCAGCGCGGTTACGCCAGCAGTAGAATCGTAAAGGAACAGCCTGAAATATCGTGTGTTTGCGGTTCCGAACCAGCACACTGTCTGTCCTGCCGTAATTGTCATTGATTCGGCGACAGCAATTCCGCTGGCAATTCCGACTGATGCTTGCTGCACAAATGGCAAGCCGTCCACGCGAAGATTGCCAGTCAGTCCTGCGCCACTGAACCCAAACGGGTCGCAGTAGCACTGGACAAACACCCTGTTTCCAATTCGCGTGTAGCGTCCGCTATTAGTTGCCGCTGGTCGTGCGTAGTTGGTTCCATCAGTCAACACTGGAGTCCACGATCCCTCCTCATAATCGGACAGTATCTCGCTTGCAGGTGTTGTTGCGTTGCTGCCTCCGGAGAATGCCGTGCGAGACAGTTGCGCCGATGTCTCCTCAAGCGCAATGCTGTTTCCTGCCGTGCCTGCGGTAAGTGCACGAAGCAGCATTTCAGTGCCGTCAATCGCATATGCGGTTGCGCTGGTGTTTGCCGCAGGAACCTGATAGTCGGTTCCCGGCGTGCCTCCGCTGTTGTTGATTGCGCGCTGGAGATTGAGAAGCGATGCGGTCGAATCCGCGCCGATCAGCACTTCGTAGTCCGCAGGCGTCAGCGCGGTCTTGAACGTATACACCTGCGATCCGACTGTTATCGTGTCGCCGTCGCTGACGTTGGTCGCTGTTCGGGTGACAACTCCAATAGCCGCAACTGCTGCGCTAGATCCGTCGCTTGTCGCCGCGAATGAGATGCCGTTGCCGCTCGTCCCGAGGATCAGGTTGCCGTTGGAGAGCGTGAGGTTGCCGCCGGGGATGAACGTACCCGTCGTGCTGCTGTTGCCGATCGTCGTGGTGTTGGAGCCATTGCCAAGTCCGTTGCTTCCGGCAATGACCACTTGGTTCGTCTCGTTGTCAGCCGCCGCACGCGATGCCAAGCCAATGAATACAGAATTGCCAGACGTTGCGTTTGCAGTCGTGCTAGGGAACGCACCGACCCACCTACCCGCATTCTGCCCGATTGCCACATTGCCGTCACCTGCCGCCTTGAACACCATCGCAGTCGTTCCGACAGCGACATTCTCAATCCCGGTGTTTGCCTGAAGGGCAGATGATCCGACGGCCACATTTGCAGTGCCGCCAACCGTATCCCGAAGCGCCGTATACCCGATGGCCGTGTTTGCGGTGCCAGTAGCCAGCGACAGCGCATCGGTTCCGATTGCGACACTGAAGGATGCTGTCTGATTTGCCCCAAGCGCATTCGATCCAATCGCGATGCAGTCATCTGCCGTGGTCATGGCATCGCCGCTTGATGATCCGATCAGCACATTGCGAAGCGCGCCTGACTGAAGCGCAACGCCTGCGCTCGGCCCGATGGTCACGTTGCTCGTCGGCGCATTCGCGTTCGGCGTGACGGTCATGCCACCGCCAACATTCACCGCTCCTGCCACGCCGACACCGCCAGCCACGCGCAGCGCGCCGCTCGTCGTGCTGGTGCTTGCGGTCGTGTCATCGATGCGTGTCGCGCCTTGCACCGTGAGCGTGTCATTCAGCCCGGTCGCGCCTTGCACCGTCAGTGTGTCCGCGATCACCACATCGTCGCCGAGCGTGAAGTCGCCGTCTACCTGAAGGTCGCCCTTGATCGTGGTCTTGCCGCGCACCGCCAGCGTTTCAAACTCGGGATTGACAAGGACAGGCGCGCCGCCTGCGGGTCCGCGTGCGCCACGAGGCCCAGCGGGACC